GGACAGCATATCGTGATAGTATAGATAACTTTGGCAAAACAAGAGGGTCGCCAATTCCTTTCGCCTTTCGGCCGCTGTTTTCTCTGTTTTCATAGCTCTGTCTTATTCATGAATCTCCCGCCAGCCAATGATGTCGAACAATTCGGGGCATACTATTATGGCGTGCGCATCCCATTCCTCCCCGTTGAATCCCCCAACGGATATTATCTCACCGCTTCCGTCTTTGTATTTCCACTTGGTCAATACAATATGATTCGGTTCGGGGCGATCCTCTTTCGGGTCGTGCCAGCGCGTCAACTCGGCGCGCTCCTCTTTGGCCGCAGAAGCATAAGCACGGGCTAAATCGTCTCGATAAATTATATCTTCTTCTGGGCTATCCATGAAAAGAGTAGCGCCTAGTATATTAGCGTACTCTTTTGCTCTTTCCTCAATCGTTTTCATTCTCGTTCAGTTTTTGGATGAAATTCTTTCGGTGGTATTCATAATCCGGTTCGAACTCTCCGTCCTCGCCGTTCTCAAACCACATATCGTCGAATGCGCCAATCGCTCTTTTCCGCATCCGCTCCTCGGCCTCCTGCTCGGCAAGTTCGGCGGCTCGTTTTGCCTCTATTAGCTTAATATCACATTCTCCCGGACAATCGAGATACATCATCGCTATCGGTGTTACCACTTTCAACAAATATTGTTTTGCTTTTTCGCTTTTCATGGTTAGGATGTTTTAGTGTAACGCCCACGTCTTGTGCATTGCAGCGATCAGGTCTATATACCCTTTGTATTCCTCCATCTGCTCGGGACTATAGCCTTCGGCCTCGCCAATTTTTCGGAAATGCTTCTGCCACTCGGAAATGGTGTAGCGTTTGCAGCCTATTTGAATAACATCCTCACCCCAATAGGATACTGTATGACGAGATGCGCTGATAAATAGCGATTTCGGAACATCGCACTCGTCGCCCAGTTTGCACACGTCGCCCAGTTCGCACCTGTAGCCCAGTTTGCACCCGTTGCCCAGTTCGCACCAGTTGCCCAGTTTGCACCCGTCGCCCAGTTTGCACCCGTCGCCCAGTTTGCACCCGTCGCCCAGTTCGCACCTGTAGCCCAGTTCGCACCCGTTGCCCAGTTCGCACCAGTTGCCCAGTTTGCACCCGTCGCCCAGTTCGCACCTGTAGCCCAGTTCGCACCTGTAGCCCAGTTTGATATTGCGCGCCTCAAATTCGGAGGATAATTCAGAAAGTTCGTTGTACTGAAAGGGTGTCCAGCCTTTGTCTGAAACCCAGAGATAAATTGTTTTCATGGTTGGTTATCTTTTGTGTTTTACTTTCCGATTTGGTATGCAGGAAATCCAGCCCCAGAACGGTATGCGCCGCTTCAAGTAGTCCGGATCATCCTCATGGTTGTACGCCTCGGTCTCGAAGCAGGTGTAGTAGTACGCGCCCGGATAAGGCGGGATAATCACTTCGATCAGCCACGAAATGCCGTAGCAAATCCATCCGGCGAAGAGAATGCCGACCACCGTAAGCACCCAGCCCCACCACGCGAACGAGTAGCTGATGGCGACGGGCAGGAGGATTGCCGCGGACAGCACGGCCAGTTCGATCTGCTGGGCGCAGTGGATTCCTTCATGGCGGCGCGTAGTCTCGTCCATGCTCCACGCCATCGGCTTCCGGGTAAAAGACCACAAAAGCCATGTTACCCAGTTAAACCCCTTGAACGGGATCAACTTGTTGTGAACTTCGATAGGTAGTTTCATCACAGGTTCAATTCATAGCCGTTAGACACTATCCACTCAATACGGTTGCACAGAAGTTCTATCAGGTTATCGCCCATTTCATCCCCAATATTATCGGCTTCTAATTGGGTAAGTACGGGGGTGTAACAGAATCTCCATCCACCGCCAACCACTGCTTTCAGTGTCAGTTCGTAAGTGTTGTGGGTGTCCTGAATCACATCCGGCAACACCTTTTCCAGCAGGTCGGCGACCGTGAAGGCGGGAATAAAGGATTCAGGAAACTCTTGATAGGCCAGAATCTTATCCATCTTACACTCCTGCCAAATTTTGAGCTCATAGTTTTCTTCGTCCACTGTACCACAAACCCATCCCCATCTCCATACCATGCTCGCCTTCTCCACGGGCACCCCCAACTCGATCAGCCGCTTCGACTGCTCGATGCTCGTTACTTGGTCTTTCATAATTTGTAGTTTTTGAATTCAACACTCTTGAAAATTGCCTTGTGGTTACACCAACGCGCCAGCCGTTTTTGCTCTTTCGTCGGCTCAATGTTATTATCGAAATCCCGGTAAGGCTGGGCAAACGGGCAGACTTCCAGTTTGCGCAGGGCGTTGATCCGTTCCAATGATTCATCGATATCTTGTATCAGGCAGTAGACGAAAATGCGATATGGCTTGATGCCTCGGCGCCCCAACTCTTCGACACACTTTGTAACTGCCCCCAGTTGCGATATCCGGTCGCAGGCAAACCGGATATACCGAATCCACTTCACGCGCGCTAATAGATCGAGAATGTAAGCGTCGTTGCAGGCCCGCCGGGCGTCCAGCCCTTGATTGAAGTCTACCGCGATGCCCTTGCGGATTATTTCCTCGATCTGTTCCAGCCCAAAGTCCGATGCCAGCACGTTGTTGTCGAGCAATACAGCCCGGCGTTTGTCGCCGATGAACTCCCGTAGCGGGGACGCGGGCCGGATAGTTCCTTCTTTGTGCGGAACAATGCACCACGGGCAGCGGTTCGGACAGCCGCGGGTAAGGAATCCGTATGCCTCATTTACTCCGTACAGCGAATAATCCGGGCAAATGTGCTCGATCTCACCGGGCAGTACCGTCGTATAGTCCCGGAATCCCGTCCCGCCCCGGATCACCTCGCAATGGTAGATGTCCGGACAATCGGGCGTGAAAGTGAAAACCTTCGACATGTAAACCCGGTCGTAGCGACCGAACATCGGGTCGGCGAACTCCACCGAATCACCCTGCGATTTATGCCAAGTTGACAGTTTCATCAGCGCGAGGTTCGGGAAGTGGTGACCGTCTATGTCAACCAAACCTATTCGCATAATCCGTAATAACTCATACAGCTGTCTTTCCCACCCGAAAAGGTGACTATGACTTTCATTTTATCGTTCGTTAAAGGTTAACTGAGGGGACTGGGCTTTCAAGCACCACAAATGCTGCCCATTCACACGCTCAAGAGTGAAATTATCTTTAAGAGAGCCGCCCAAACGACGGAATCGAATGTAGGCCATTGCTTCATCCCGTGTGTAATACCTTTCCCCGGATTGCACACTTGGCGGCCCGCCATCCTTAAGCGCCTTGTCGAGTTTTGCGTAACTGACAAAAGCCGTATAGGCATTCGTGTGTTTGAGGTATGCCTGCTTGCTTTGCATGGTGGCTATCAATCGGCGAATATCTTTCACGTTGTAGTCCTGCAACAGCCACACGGCCTGTCCCGCAGTTATGGGCTCGGGCATTGAAGCAATACATGGAGCGTTCGTGGCGATCCATCCTATGAGTTCCGCAGCCTCTTTTTCTTTCCCCCCTACAACCCCCTTTTTAGTATCTACCAGTGTGTGTGTATATTCTTCTATTCTTTCTTTCTTATATTCTTTAGTTGTGGTTATTTGTTGGTTATCTGTTGGTTGTTTGCTGGTTATTTGTTGGCTATCTGTTGGTTGACAACCATTATCAAAACCATCCTGTGCTTGTTGGTATAAGTCATAATTACAGACAGTTATGATAGTATATTTGCGTGTTCCCGACTTGGTTATAAACCCGCAATTATCCAGCTTGTCTATTGCGGTGCGTATTTGCATCTCCGAAAGTCCTGTCTCTTCGGACAGCTGTCCTCTGCTGGTTACCAATTGTCCGCGGTCAATGATTAAACCCTTCCACTTCTTGGCCCGGTAATTTGCCTTCAAAATGAAATGCAATGCCAGCCGTACGCAGTTCGTATCCGGATACCACTCCCAATCGAGGAAGCTGCGGTACATCTTAATCCAACTGTTATTTGAAGTGTTACACATTGCGAATTAATCGTTTGTAATAATTGATCTTATCGGACATCTCCGACCTCGACATTTTGAATACGCTGTGCTTACTGCGTTCAAGTTCTTCAACGACTGCAAGTCCGTATTTTCGGATCAGTACTTGGCGGTAAACTCCAATGCGACCAGCAGAATGCCTGTTGCAAACCCTGCATTGGGCGTGACAATTCCTTTCGTCCCATCTCGTAGACCTGTGAGCTCGGTCTATATAGTGCCCGCAATCGCATGTTTCAGGCGCTATGGGCGCCCCGCAGGTGATGCAGAAACCTCGCCCACCCGGACAGTCTCGATGACGTATAAAAAGGCTGAAAACACGGTCGTATTCCCGTTCTAAATCTGTCATGCGTTATAGCCTATTTGGCGCATCTGCTCCTTCTCGAAACTCAGTTGCGTACGTAGTATGTCTACTTGATGGACACACGTGCGGTTGATCCTGTCGAGCATGTTAACGACCTTGTTCTCCTCGGCACAGGACGCCCGAAGTATTTCTTTTTGGATACTCGGCGCCAGAGGTATCAGGTCTTTCAGCCGGGAGGCTTTCAGCATCGCCAACTCCTGTTCGTATTTCGCCTTCGACAGGAGATAGCCGCTACGCGCCATACGCACACTCAGTTCTGACATGCGCTGTGAAATTGCCTGCGGTTCAGTAGGCGGTTCTGCTTCAATGAAGAGCTGCATTTCCTCGATCTCTTTAAGTTCAGATGTATCCATGGCTTAGAAGGGAAGATCGTCGGGGGCAGATTGCATTTGGGAGGTAGTAGAAGTGCATGAAGCCTGGGATTCCCTGCGCCCCAAAATCCTGACCGTATCGGCCATGATCTCCGTGATGTATCGTTTGATGCTATCTCGGTCGGTATAGTCGCGGGTTCGCAACCGACCTTCGACGTAAATCTGCGCCCCCTTCTTCACGTATTTATCCACGATATCAGCGGTATTGCGCCACGCCACCACATGATGCCACTCCGTTATCTCCTTTACGGTTTTTGTTTGCCTGTCGGTGTAACGGTCGGTCGTCGCCACACTCAGGCTGGCAACCTTGGCGCCCCCGTCCAATACACGAACTTCGGGATCAGAACCTACATTCCCGATGATGATGACCTTGTTTACCATATTTTCGTTGTTGTTTTTTGGCGAATATTTTTAACCTGCGGATGGCATCCCACTCGCGCGTGGATTGTTCAGGGAGCGGACGAAGCATATCAATCGCCCGAATCACCCTGCGCATATCGGAATTGGATACATTCATTGCAGTGGTTTTTTAAAAGTAGTCTTGATAATAGTCTTGCTCGACCTGGCGGGCGGGAACAACACTTCCCCCGTCTCCGGATCCGCCAAGCCCGATGCAGGCATACTGCGCAGCATCATCTCCCGCTCTTTGATGTCCACTTTTAAAGCTTCAAGCGTTTCATACATATCTCGCAGTTTACTGTCGCCGCACATAGAATAGTCGTATTTTACGCCCGATTCGGCCTCCTCCAGCCGGCAGTCCCCGAACTGGTGCGATTTGCCATATTTAGACAGTTCGCGGAGTGTGATATCACGCACCTGCGTATCGTCCTTGAATTGCTTGATCGCATTCTCCATGCGGCTGATCTGGATATGCGCCTCGATAGGGCTGATGTCGCCATTTACGACGGCGCTGATGGCCCTGCCCGCGAGATCGGCAATGGATGCCGTATCTCCGAATAGTGTTATCTGCTGATTCATGCTTTATTTTCCCTCGTTAAATTGTAGTATTCGGTAACTTTGACATTGACTTTCGGAAGCATTTCTTGATCGACGATATACTTGGACTCCAAGAACCCGGCTAATGAGAATCGCTTATTGGCTCCTTTGGCGTTTTCCTTAGCCTTGATTATCTCTTCGAACAAGTCCAAAGTCAGCAATTCGTCAGTAAGCGTAGGCTTGGAAGCCGGGCCGACATCCTCATGCCGAGGCAGCCGGTCTATGTCATCTTCATCAGTGGCTATATGAAAGTATTTGAGAATGAAATAACGCTCCCCGTAGGTCATTGCCGAGCCTACACCTTTGTCCCAATCATTCTGACCGTTGGCGCTCCATTCGCATACATCCTTCTCTCCGGATTCCACGTCAATCCAAGTGAAACGCATCTTTACACTCGATAGGATTTCGGATTTAGGTCGCTGATCCCGGCCTACGGTATAATCCTGACGGATATTTGTGATGTCGAGAACCTCCGTTTTGAGGATCACACCGAGTGCGTCCATCTTGGGACGGACGATGCCAAGTACTTTCGAACCGCTGATGTACTTGTAATTATTTCCATCAGCATTCGGAAGCAATGCCCTGACGCTCCTCTGGATTTCCAGCAGTTTGCTATAGATTCCCATTGTTATAAATTGTTTCGTTTTGCGTAATTTTTCAACCGGGCCATATGCCCTGGCCATATCCGACCGTCAATATCGGTGACATTAATAACCTCGATGCTGTCTTCGCACCCGGTTTGCACCTCCTCGAAACATCCGGCGAAGACATCGTATCGGCGTTCATAAACAGGCATATAGTGATGCCTCGCCTGAATGTCGTAGATTTTGTATGCAACCGTATAGACCCGACCGTCTTCATCACCACGACGATCTTTCCTGATAGCCTCCCGGAAAGCATGGTATATCAGCTTCAGGTCTATGTCGACCAGCCTTGAGGCAACCTCCGAGAATTTATCCCGATCACCGTTGATGTGCTCGCTGGGAATGTCCTGGTACTCTTCCAGTGCAAGCACAGAGGTTGACGTGGTTGTCGTGTAATATTGTGTGTCCATTGGCTATCGTATTTCAACCCGGTAAATACGGGGCTTGTTCTCGTTCTTCAGTGCTCGGTAGATGGCCTTGGATTGTATCCGGACAACCTTTCTCCGAAGGCGGTATTGGGCTCGCCAAATGCGCCCCTTTATCGTCGTCCACACGCATTTAACCGTGATTTCCGTAAACTCATTCATGGCTTTCGAATATTGAGGTTAGCAATTTTCCAATCTCACTTGTACGGTGCTGATTGGATAGCACCCAGCCGAATACCACGGCAATCGGCGCGATGAACGCCAACAAGGTGATAAGATGTGCCATAGCGGCTATTTTAACGGTTGGACTTGGAGGGGAATACCCGGCTTACGAGTATGGTGCCGACAACGACAGCATACGCGGGATAGAGCACGCGGAACTGAGCAAGGAAACAGCCTAAAGCATGCTCCTCGCACGTGGCGCGGATAACGTTGGTGTAATCGACTTTGTCCGAAGAGAACATCGGACGATTGGCTTTCAGATGACACCTGTAAAAGCAGGTGCGATGCGTTGCACGGGTATTTTTATTCCCCGTTTTGCAACTCGTGTTGGTCTTTGGCATGTTGAACACAAGTTTGTTATACACTATGATAAAAAGAGAGACGCGCCCCCTAATCTCGCCAAAGACCCACGACTACGCGAAGTAGAAGTGCAACAGGGACACGTCTCAGAAAACGTTCGTATGTACTTGTAATCGCGTTACCGCGAGTCTTTGGCAAAGGCAAATATACGAATTCATTTCGAATCTGCAAAATATTATTTGACATTTGCAAACTTCCTATAATAAAAAGCCACTCTTTCTTTTGCCAGCGTTGTACATTCTCGGATAATAGCCCTATCTTCGTCAGTAAATGCAGTGATGACAATATCACATGGATATGTTTCATCTATTATCTGAAGAAGAGCAAGCGCATAAAGTTCTTGATTGTCGAATTTAACGGTAGAGTTTGCTATATCTGCCCTTGACCATCCGGCGAGAGCTGGGCAGTTCCCACGCAAATAGTCATGATGGTAAGTGAAAGGCACTCGGACTTCACTATGCGGAAATTTCTTTATTACCGACTTTATTTGTTTGGTTGTCATTTCGAATCTGCAAAAATAATGACTCTTTTTTCTTCTGGTATAAGATTGATTATTTCATCTAATGTAGGAGCTGGTTTATCACCTCTGTACTCCTTTCTGAGTTCATCAGCAAATGCAAATTCATGCGTAAACACCGGACGTTTTAAAACTTTTTCAAGCGCTTCGTGAAACACAGGGAAGGGCATACATAGTTGTTTTTGAAACAACTGGAAATCTACTATTTGATTTGGAGTCCAGTTTTCATATTCTTTACTATCGGCAAACCTAATCGCCTGTTCTTGTGTTAGCTGTTTCATGTTTTTAAATATTTATGATTATTACAACAATTCCGGGTTGTCGTGGATGTTGCCGATAAACCACATTTGGTACGACTCGTCGAAACAATCCGCTATTTGGAAAATGTCTACATCTCCGAAGTTGACTACAAATCCAGCATTCCACCAATCTACTGTGCCAATACTTTCGTATTTGTCGGTCAAAATATCCCCCTCGTAAATCTCCCGGTCGTTCTTGTCTTTCAGCCCCGTGTACTGGCCGACGGTGTCGGGATCGACCTCTACGCCTCCATAGTTGCAGAAAATATGCGGTTTGCCTCCGTCTATGAAAATAATACCTCCATAAACCCACTCCCCATTATCTACACGCTTGCCTCGGAATTTAATCTCTCGCATAGTTTTTCAGTATTTATTACCTTAAATTAAGCGCCAGCCGATTTTAATCGAACAGCGTCCCTTGAACAGTATCACCCGGGCTTCTCATAGCATCTGCCCACCGTTCATGAACAAACAACCGCTCCGCTCGTTTCGTCCTTTTAGTCGGCGAATAGGTGCACGTTTTGTTAATACTCGCAATACATACGAAGTCACCCGGCATGGAATATTCTGAAACGAAAACCGGGAAATCTCGATGTCGAAGCCAGTCGAGAAATCGTTCATGGTCGAAGTCGTGCAAATATCCCGATGTGCCGGCGTATGGCGGATCGCAGTACACAGTTGCACCCGACGGGATGGTTATGTCGGTATAATCCTTTTGAAATACCTCCAAGCTTCCCAGGCTTTGTAGGCTTTGCAGGCTTTCCAGTCTTTGCAGTCTTTCCAGGCTTTCCAGACTTTGCAGGCTTTCCAGTCTTTCCAGACTTTGCAGTCTTTCCATGCTTTGCAGTCCTTCGTTTAAGGCCGCCCACGGAATAGTTAACGCTGGTAAAATTTCTTGCAACTTCTCGTATTGCTCTGAGGTTGGCAACGCCCATTGAGATTCGCTAAAATAATGCGTACCCATATAATTTCCGAGGTGTCGATAGACATCTTTTCGCGTAAGACCGGATAATTTCAGAGCATTCTGTAAATACCCCCGCAAATCCGCTGACTTGACCCGAAAAATATCTGCATGCATCACCTCTATATTCAATGTGCCGTCGGCATTATATTTCGGCGTCACGCCGCATTCCTCACACAGTTTCAGCACCTTTTGTGTCAAGTCCTCTATTTCTTTCCGAATTTTTGCGAATTCCCGGACAAACCCTCGCCACATCAAACGCGCTTCGCCGGGTGTTTTTGCAAAAAATATCGCATGAAGGTGCTTTTTGAATCGCTCTGTTTCCGGAGCATACAAATAGGATTTCATATCATTCCCAAAGCTCCAACAAAGCCGCACGTAGGGGTCGATGTCTTTGAGACGGAAGAAATTCTCCCGACTGATCCATCGACGTTCATTCCGGTATTTCCCAGCGATGGCATCACGGAAGACTTGGGGATATTCCGTAATATCGTTTACTATGAATTGCTCGAATTTCCCCGACAGCATAGCGGCGTGAGTTATCGCACAACCTCCGGCAAATAAGTCTACAAATGTATGCGACCCGGGAAGGTGAGAGACAACCCATTTCGCAATGCTGTTTTTACTGCCCTTGTACGGCAATCCATAATTCATATTTCCTATCTTAAATTAAGCGCCATCCTCCGCGACCTCTCGGCATTCTTGAGGTAGCGTGTTTTATACTTCTCATTGGCCTTGTCGGGTGTAACCCAAAGCACCGTGTTGTTGTCGAGCCGTAAAGGAACCAGTCCTTTGTCTTTGAGCTCTTGAAGATATTTATTCATGGTCGTTTGATTGTATCCAAAAGAAGCGGGGGCTTCTTACTGCCCCCGCGGTGGCGGCGTTACTGTGCTTCGCGCCGCCGATTTGCGTTCTTTACCTCCCGTTTCGTGGGCTTAGCCCGCCTCGGCCTTGCTACTGTTATTCACGCAGCCTCGGATTGTCGAGGGATATACCCTCTGTCAGCTTCCGTTGTGACAGACGCTCAAGCGCCCGATCAAACTCACAACATTAGGGTTAGAACCCCGTTGAGCTACCCGGATTCGAACCGGGAGTACCGCCTCCAAAGGGCGGTGTGTTAACCATTACACCATAGCTCAATAATATGCGTTCCCTTGTTCGGACATATCCTAAACACAGATAACTGGATGTAAAACAATCCGACAAAGACGGTCGTAAATATCAAGGACGAACCATTTGTCTGTTATTCCCGTCACCAAGGTACTTGCATGTAGTCTCAAACTGCTACTCCGAGGCCGACCACACCCCGATATACGAATATCAACACCCAATAGATAGGGTCTTAGGCTCCATCCATCGCTTCATGCCTCATACTTTAATCACAAAGGCAAGCATTCAATATTCATCAGCTCCCTATCACTTTCATGGCTGATACGGCTACAACATTCTGTTGCAGGCGTGTGGAGGGTGAGAGATTCGAACTCCCGAAGCGTCGCCGCTTGCCGGATTAGTAAACCGGAGCCTTAAACCACTCGGCCAACCCTCCATAAAATACCGCCGACATCTCCACTCGCCCACGCCACCGCGCAGGGCTTCGATCTCGGCGGCGCACCATCCGCGGGCTTCACAGCAGGCCAATGGCAAATACCAAACTTAAAATGCGATTTGCGGATTATTGGCAGGAATCCGCTACCTGTGGCATATAGTACTCGTTAAACTGTGTCGGCCGCCCGTCTTCCGTAACGGCCTTCTGTTTGTTCGAGCAAATGGAATATCCCATTTTCCGGAGCCGACTGATGATCCGGCGCAGCTCCGTTGTGTGATACAGCCTCTCAGCCTTGCGAACAGTCAGCCTGCCGCCGGCCTTGAGATAGGCCAGAATTTTATTTTGAGGATCGTGTTTCATGGCCTTTGATGTATTTGCCGCTTTTCCCACGGGTACGGTCGAATTTCCTGAGCCTGCCTTCCAGTTCGTCGATGCGCTTGTACAGGGTATCACGTGCTTGAGTGAGCGCCAATACCTCGTGTTCCCGCTCAATAAGGCGTCCATCCGCTTCATCGCGCTCGCAAAGGCATGTAGCAAGCCGTATCTCCAGGTCTTCGATCCGTTTCCACATTTTCCACCTGGGCGTCAGGTCGAAGCATAGAAATCTCCTCTTCCTCAAAGTGTTCTTCTCCATAGTATAATTGTTTTAAGGTGTTGCAAATAAGCCCGCGCGCACTGTAACTTTAAACTCCATTTCAAAACTGCGCCACCGAAAAGCGCACGCGGGCAAGATGCAGACCTCACGCCTAAAATGAAATAACCCACTGCTGAAAGAACGGTGCACAAGGCCTGCTATAGAGCCTGGATAGGCGGTCAAGCCACACCAGGCGTAATAATCAATACGGCTCTCCGGATTACTCCGGGTCATCGCTCGTTCATTGGTATTTATCTGTTGCCAGCCCTTCTGCGCCAAGTCGCTCGCCGGGTTTTACATCCGCTCGGATGGTTCTCGTGTATCAATGTGTCAAAGAACACAGAAATTGCTTTTGCCTTGCGGCGGGGTTAGTGCCAGCAATCAAACCCCTCACCTATGCGGTGGCTATCTTGTAAGTGCGGCAGGATTCGAACCTGCAACCTGCGCCCGAAAATGCGAGGTCTTTCAACCTTTGTGCTTCTATTTCGCATCCCTGCACCGCTCTACCTTTGAGCTACACACCTCGTGATGCTATTCCTTTTTGATGTGAAGCTGCTCGACCGGAATGCCTTTCATCTTGGCGATTTCATCCATCGTCACTTCGACAATCTCAGATTCAGGATCAGGTTCATAAACAAGGCGAAAACCTAATGTGTAAAGCTCGTCGCAAGTGAAATTGTAAGTCGCATTGCCGTTCTCTTTCTTGCACACGACCAATTCTCCACTACGGAAAATCACCTCCCAAGTGTTTGATTCGTATACAAGCTTATCCCCTACCTGCCAATCCTTGAAAGATTCGGCCTCTTCTTTCGTCGAAGGGCGGATACAAAGATTTGAAACGCCGTTTTTGATGAGTGCCACCTCGCTACCATCCCCGATACACCAACTGTATTTGAAGCCTAATTTGTCTTCGCAACTGGATCCACTCCTCGCATCTTGGCATAGATAAATACTCCCTTCCTCTACCTGAATACGCCCTTCAGCTGGGAGGTCATTGATATTGGCTTTGAATTTCTTACCTTTGCATTGCAGTAAATTTTCCATACTATTTTTGGTTTATAAGTTTAGCTCTCTATTAACTCTTCCACCCGGAACTCCCGGCCACGGCGCGTTCTTAATCTGCGGCACTCTACATCCGTGTTAAATACTTCGACCGAGAACAGGCAGAGAAGAATCGCCGCTCCGACCCGCCGGGTCATTTCCGATATGTTGAGCGTGATGCCGAAGTTCTGCGTGAAATACCAGGTGACAAGTGCATGCAATGTTCGCTTGCAGCCCGTCTTGTCGTAGATGCTTTGCAGGTGATTCGCCACACACTGGTAGATGACGTTAAGCCGCTCTGCGATCTCCCGAGCTGAGTAGCCCAATACTACGAGGTTTATCACCTCACGCTCGCGCTTACTAAGTATGGTGTCGGTTTTCATTGTCCTATGCCAAACCCCAAGGGCTATCTACACCCCACTTCATGAAAATCTGCTCTATCTTCTCCCGCTCCGTGGGGGTGTGGTTCACATAGCCGTACTTGCGGTTGTGAAATGCCTTGTTCGACAGCCCGCCATCTTTTAATGCCTGACTGATTTCGTCCATTGCAATGCTGGCAAGATCGCGGCCCTTTCTTCGAGCACGGATGATATTGTAGCCTTTTACAAAGGCACAGCGTTCGATGTCGTTCTTTTGAGTATTCATAGATTTGTTTATTCTTGCCGGGTTAATTTTCATCGGTCAACATGATCATGATTGATATAATGCCTGCAACCATCAGCAATAGGCCTCCAATACAACAAAAACCGCATACACATTTAGCATAAAAGCCGAGGGGCTCGATAGCACGTAAAGCAAGGATAAGCGTTACTAATGCGATACCCGTAGAAATGAAAGCTACAACTGCTACTATTGTCCGAGCTATTACTTTTTGATAATTCATAGCTTTGTTTATTTATCCAGTATCGCCATTATTCGTTCGATGCAGGCGGCTTGCTCCTCGAGTAGTGCCGTCAAGCGGTCACTAGTTTTGATTAATTCATTCATGGTATGGTTATTTTTTAGTCGCCATAGTACATTCCGCGGACGCCATAGAAATCTGACGGCACCGTCAACAGCTCGGGGCGGTACTCCGTGGCCTTCGGCTGCTCCGTCGGGCGGTTCTCGATCCTCGCCGTCAGCATCGCCAACTTCTCGTTGCGCCACGCTTTTTTCAGGCAGGCAGAAAAGGTCATCGACGGTTGCACCTGTTTCAGGTACCACGCATTCTTCATAATCTTGCTTTTGTCGTAAGTTTTCATGGCGCTACGCTTGGTTATTTCAAAAACTTTTGTATATCTTTACATTGTTTATCGGTGTAGAACACTCTACCTTTGCGGTGTAGTTTAGTTCTACATTGCAAATATAAACTTTGTTTAGCACACAAACAAATAAATACTAAACTATTTTTAGTTTATTTTACAAATGACTGATACTGAGAGAATAAAAAAAGCTATAAAATGGCTTATAGGGACTGGAATCGCTAAAAACCAAGAAGGAATTGGGGTTCTTATGGGTTATTCTAATAAATCTGCATTCTCTCAAGTGGTTAATACTCCAAACAAAAGACCTGAAGACTTTATAACAAGACTTTGCAACCTAAACAACAATCTAAACAAAGATTGGCTATTGACCGAAAAAGGGTCAATGCTCAAAACTACCGACCAACCTGTCAGCCAAGGAGGCGAAGACGTCACGCCAACGAAAGCTGAACTAAATAACCCAAAAACTATGGAGAGATTCTTAGATTCACTACTCCGCCAAAACGAGGAGTTGATTCGGCAAAACGGGGCTTTAATTGACCTGTACCGAGAAGAGAGAGCGAAAAGCAAGGGCGATGTCGCCCAAAAAAAAGAGGCATAGCGGTATTCTAATTAGCCTTATGCCATCTTCATTAGAGCGGAAGCAATATGATAAAATAGAACCACCCAAAATAAGCTCCATATAATCGAGCTACACATTTAAAGGAGATTACGGTCTCCTTTAAAAATGACCGGGGCGCCCGCAGGCCAAAACATAAAAACTTCGGTTTATTTCAATAGCACAAATATTTTTTTACTCTTTTCTTACCAACTCATTTCGATAGGGGTAAATTCATAAACTCATGAAAAAGTTATTACACTTCTTACTATTCATTGTTGGACTAACATTATGCGCCTGCACATCAGAAAGCAATAATGATGATGGCTTTGATCCACTAAGTGGCTACAACAAGAAATTCGATTTTTCCAATGTTGACACGGTAGGACTTCGTATTACAGAGTGTTGGGGAGATGACAGCAACGATTTCGTGGCCTCCCCCTCATATCGGGAATGGTGGGGTAAAGATTATGTTGTAATATTGGGCAAGCGAAATAACACATATGCATGGCTTGGAGTATTCGATTACTTTACTCGTAAATGCATATATGATTACACAGACTGGGGAAAACCAGTCGGATATACAGAATATGGGGAGGAATATAAATATGATGTTACAGAGATCTGGCCAACTCAATTAACATTCGGGGATAATTACTTCACAGCCGCAATAAGATACAGCGATTGGGAAAATAATAGAACTCGAATTGACTTTGTTGTATATACATCGGATAATAACACAATCAGGAGGACGGTATTAGAAGAAATGCGCAGTTCGGCTGCGGTAGGTCATCATAACTTTGGAAATTTGTATAGGGACTTTCCGTTCTTTTATTTATACCTCAGATTCTTCTCTCCAGACTCGCAGCAGCAAACCGTATGGTTTTATAATTCGAGCATTAATGAAATAAATACATTTACGTTCAATTCCTTACCTAATAAATCGACGGCAGCTATAATAGATGCAGCTTTCGCCAATGCAGATTATACGCAATCTCGCATCCTCATAAACCCTAATGATGTAGAATCCTGGCTCGCGTATACAAGTCCAGATCAATCAATCAAATTAGTGGCTTACGATCATGGCGAACTATCCGACGTTCAGGAAGTAGCGATTTTCGATGAATATACGGGCTCCTATGACCAAGCGCCACGGTATGCAGTTGAATACTTAGAACAGGAAGCCGATAGCCATTTATTAAAAGTAACCCGCACTGAATATAACGGGACGCGGGAATCCAAGAAGGTGCATATATACATTTACGATAATGAATACAATATAAAAATAGAGTAACTACATGATTCATAAAGAGGATATTTCGTTTACAAACGAAATTTTGTCGAGTATAAACGACCCGCGTAAATCATTACTTATCGTTGATGTTTACCGATTAGCTCAGAACGAAGCACAGGCTGATAGAGTAATGAATACGTTGGTCGAATATGAGGCCACTCGCAAATCTAATTTGGCATTAGAAAAAACGTGCAACACAGCAGTATTAATTGATAATGGTGGTGCTGAATATATATTTGCCCAACAACAGGAGCGCGAAATAACCCTTCGACAAGAGCGTGAATTTAGGGAATTGTCAATACAAGAAATAAAACGCAATAGACGGTGGGCGTGGGCAGCTTTTTTAGTTTCGCTTGTAAGTATAGGAATATCTATCATTTCGCTATGCGTTAAATAGCAATAAAAAAGTGACACAAAATCTGAGTCGTTCACGTAACGGTTTTTTGTACCTTTAGAACAATAAACACCACCAAAGTAAGTTTTCCCTATGAGGAAAACACAAACTTTTAGAACAATCCATCCAAAGATAAAAGCCTCAAAAATTAGGGGCGGAATCCATTGTTATTAAAATGCCTGCTCCCACCTTTGCCCTGAGAGATTGTTTTTCATGGCAGAAGGGAAGCTGACGATAAAGCAGGAGAAGTTCTGCAACAAGTACCTCGAGTGCGGCAACGCATCCGAGGCGTATCGTTTTGCGTATGACTGTTCCAGAATGACAGATAATGTGATATCTGTCAAGGCATCTCAATTGCTTTCTAACGGTAAGGTTACGGTAAGGGTAAAACAACTTCAAGCCCAATTAGCCGAAAAAGAACTTATCACCAAAGAGGAGCTAATCCGGCTTAATGTATCCATCATTAATGCCGACGTACTCGACTTTGTCGATGCCGACATGGTTGATATGAAAACCGAATATGGCGTACGGCAGGTTCCCTCAATTTCTTTCCAAGACCTAAAATCTCTTCCGCCTGAAAAACGGCGTTTAATCCAGTCCATAAAGATTGACCGTTCAGGTAGCCCCGTCGTGGAATTGATGGACAAAAGCAAGGCGATAGAAACCATCAACCGCATGCTCGGATACAATGCCCCGGAGAAAACTGCCAACACTGACACTAAAGGTAATGACCTTCCGCAGCCGACATTCAACACAGATCGTTTCTTTCAATTAATACAAATGAGCAGGAGCGATGACTGATTATTCCAGTGTAGGTGACTTCTTGTTGAAGGAAGGGTGTTTGGCATTTACGTCCGTAATGTTCGAGGCTGTGAACAAACAACCTTTTCGGATTGCGCCCCATCATCGAATAATATGCCATAAACTCGACCAAGTACTCCGTGGAGAACACCCGACTAATAGGCTCATGTTTAACATTCCTCCGCGACATTCTAAAACAGAGTTAGCCGTCGTGTCTTTCTCTGCGATAGGATTTGCCATCAATCCGCGTTCCGAGTTCATGCATCTTTCGAGTAGCGATCAACTTACTACCCGGAATGTTACGAACATACGAAGGATCATGGAGGATCCCAATTACCGCGCATTCTTCCCAAATGTCGAACTGTCCAACAATGCCAAAGGAAGTATATCCACCTCAAGCGGGGGCGTAATGTATGCGGCTCCCTTTATGGGTCAAATAACAGGATTTGGATGCGGTAAACTGGGAGCACAAGAATTCAGCGGTGCAATGAGTATTGACGACCCAATGAAGGCGCAGGATAGCTACTCCAGTACTACCAAAGAGCGCATTGGCGAACTGTGGACTTCTACATTCAAGAACCGTCTTAATGACGTTCGCACCCCGGTCATTGTAACAGCTCAAAGGCTCGCTCCAGATGATTTTTGCGGATACTTATTGCAGCTTGAAGGCACGATAGAGGAAGGTGGAGAATGGGATGTTGTCAAATTCCCCGCAATCTTAGATGCAGGGCTACCTACCGAACGTGCACTTTGGGAGGATCGGTTCGCGCTTGATAAATTAAAGCGATACCAAGAAGCGGATCCCTTCATATTTGAGACCCAGTACATGCAGAATCCCAAGCCTCTTGAGGGATTAATGTATCGTGAATTCCGAACATACGACGTTATCCCCTACTCCAAAGATTGCACGCATAAGAATTACACCGATACAGCAGATACGGGAAGCGACTATCTATGTTCGATATGTTACGACGAATTACCCGAGGGAAATTATGTGACCGATGTGCTCTACACAAAAAAGCCCATGGAGTATACCGAACCCAAGACGGCCGAAATGCTTGCAAGGAACAGGACGGAATGGGCTAATATTGAAAGCAATAACGGAGGGCGGGGCTTTGCGCGCAATGTAGAACGCATCCTTCGCCAGATGAACATTACCCACACAACGGTTAGTTGCTTTTGCCAGACCGATAATAAGCAGGTGCGCATATTTACCAAGTCGGCAGACGTCAACAACATGACATTTTTCCCGACAAATTGGGACAAAAGGTGGCCGGAATTCTATCAGGCCATTATGGGATACATGAAAGAAGGGGGCAATGCGCATGACGATGCCCCCGATGCGCTGACCGGATGCTTTGAAAAGCGCAGCACACCGATACAAGACGATGATTTAAGTGATATTAATATTTGGTAAACAATGAACTTTTTAGATCGCCTTTTTACATTTTTCCAAAATAAAACGCTCAATGCATTAGGTGTTGAGCGGGATTTAATGGAGCTTATCAAGGCAAAAGACATCAGCCGGGCTATGTCTTTGATGGAAGATCATGATGTCGAAGTGTCCAAGGCCCTGTGCGAATACAATCCAAAATCCCACGCCGTAATGGGGCGTCGAGACAAAACGAGGAAGGGACAGGAAGATTACCGCACGGAGAAATTGCCCCGCACTCGTCAACGCTATATAAATGAGGTGGAATTGTTCTTCCTGCTTGGAAATCCGATAAAATGGAAGGTATCCGACGAATCCGGTGATGCCGATGCATTTTCGGCTTACAAACAATTCCTTCGAGAAATACGATTCGACAGTAAGATGCGACAGGCTAAACGGCTGGCCGGAGCCGAAACCCAAAGTGCAAAGCTGTATCACATTTACAGGGACGAGGCAACGGGGCTTCCTTGGGTGAAAATAGTTGTGCTGTCGAAGTCTAACGGATATACCTTGCGCCCCATGTTCGACCAATATGGTAACCTCCTCGCATTTGGATGTGGGTATTATTTGAAGGAGGGCGCCGGAACAGTAGAGCATTTCGACATTCATACACCCACTTTTATATTCCGGGGCAGAAAAGCCAAAATAGGTTGGGATGTGACCCCAGTGCTTAATCCAACTGGTAAAATTAACATCATTTATTACAAGCAAAATACGGCATGGGATGGATTGCAGCCCCGAATTGATCGGGAAGAAAGTATTGACTCAAAAACCGCAGACACCAACAATTACTTTGCGGATCCAATGTTCATTGCCACCGCAGAGGTTATCAAAAGTCTTCCCAAAGCTGATTCCCCCGGAAAGGGGATCAAGCTGTCAAGCAAAGATGATCGGTTTGAATACCTTAATCCACCTATGTCGTCTGAAACGAGGCAACAGGAAAAGTCGGATTTAAAAGAATCTATACTTTTCGATACTTTCACTCCGGAGTTCACTCCAGAGAAAATGGTCGGATTGGGGACTTTGTCCGGTGAAGCCATTAAGCGCGCAATGGTTCTCGGATATATCAAGCGTGATAATCGAAAAGAGATATATGACGAACTCGTCGACCGGGAAAAGAATCTCATTTTGGCGATTATGATGAATGTAACTCATATCCATATGAGAGACAAACTCGCCACCCTCAAGATCGAGCATGAATTTTCGGAGCCCTTCAACGAAGACATTACTGCAAGGTGGCAATCCATAGGGAAAGCCTATGCAGATGGAGTGCTTTCACTTGAGGAATCTGTAAAATTAATGGGTGTTGCAGATAATTACCAAGAGGAAATCGAAAGAATTAGGCAAATGAAAGAAGCCTCTGCCACAAGCATTTACCAGGATGCAAAAACAAACCTTTCGACCAAAAAAGACGAGAATTCAAGCATCAACACCTCGGCTGAATAAAACTTTTAGGACAATGAAGGCTATTATACATCAATTTGATCCGCAAATTTATCCTCGGTTAATTTGGGTGGTGATAGGTGAAAAAAGCGCATCTGCAATAAGCGATAGGTTTGAAAATATAACAGATATGGACGACACATCTGCGGCGGATACGCAGAGTACATACGACATCACAAATAAAAGGGGTGGAGTTCTTATCAGGTTCGCCACAAAGGCGAACGCTCAAAATATCCAGTACGTTTGCCACGAATCTACACATGCGGCTATGGAGATATTCGATTATATCGGTGGACGCATTGATTGCAGTAACCAAGAGCCATTCTGTTATTTGGTCGGCTGGATATCTGAATGCATAAAAGAGGCTTTGAATTACCGTACAAAAAAAGTATAAATTTCCGTCCTGCCCATTGTTATTAAAATGCCCGTCGAAATCTTTGCAACAGAGATTAATTAAAATAATATGAAAGAAAAACTTTTAGCACTGCTCCAAACCAAATTTGCAGGGGTGGACAATGCGATCCTCGACCGAATCGCAACGAAGAAGTCAGAGAATGTAACGGACGAAGCGCAATTACCTACCATAGCAGAGGGGATTGGCTTTCAGGACGTGTTAACCAGCTACGGCGACTACCGTGCAGGGGATGCGCAGCAGACCGCAGTCAAGAACTACGAGAAGCGGCATAACCTCAAAGACGGGAAGCCTATCGAGCAACCTGCCACAGGGGAGCGGCAGGCGAATACTACTCCCAGTAGCGAAGAGCCCGAATGGTTCAAAGCCTACAAACGCCAGCAGGAAGAGCGTGAAAATGCTGTAAAAGCAAAGTACGATGCCTTGGAAGCAGCGCGTGTAAAGGCCGAACGGGATTCATTGCTGCGCACAGCGGCCAAGGCGGCAAATATCAACGAATCGGCATTGGATGATATCCTAAACCTCGCATCTGCAATGAGCGAGGAAAATCCGGACGAAGCGAAGCTCAAAGAGAAGTTCGCAGCACTCCAGACGCGATTCGTTGCCGCAGGGCTTGAGGGGCAGGAAACGGCATTCCCCTTCTCCACATCTGAGGCTCAAAGCAAAGAGGAGGCCAAAATGTGGGCTGAAAATCTGCCGGATGCAAAATAAAAACAACAACAAACATGGCTATTAAATTCGAAAAGACACAAGTTAAGGGCGGGTTCCCGGTATTCTGGCGCGGAGAGCGCGAAGTGCTGCCGGGTGATTTCGCCGTGAAGGGCACCTATCCGGAAGGCACGATACTCAAAGAGGGAACGCCTATCAAACTCGATTTCGAGAACATGGAGTGCACCATCTGCAAATCGGCACGAATCGTAGAGGGCGGTACCACAACCAAACCGCGTGTCATCAAGGGCTCTATGTTCCAGATCAACGATGCCGTCAAAGTAGGCGATTCCTCCGGCACCATCAAGAGCATTAGCACCGCCAACGAATCATACGACGAAATCACATTAAGCGCAGCAATGACAGAAGCAGTAGCAGGCGCTGATCTGCTCGGAGGGGATGAAATTCCGGACGCCGTCATCGAAACGACAAAGGAATACACCAAGGCCAATGGATTTCCGACTGTCTCGGCAGCTTATGGGGCGCGAATCCTCAAGGATGTAGCATACCCCATCCCCGAGACTTGGCTGCAAGGCTACAGTATGAAAAACAACCCTGAAATCAAGTACATCAGACAGTAAAAGACAGGTAAACAATGAGCGAAGTATATTATTCTTCTATTTTCAGCGAGCTGACCAAGCAGGTGCAAGCTCGCATCGACGCAGCATCTGAACTGCGCAAGCGCTTGTTCGACCAAAATGTCTACGAGCGTTTTTTGGAGTGGGATACTCCCACGGTAGGGTTCAATTTCGAAGAGATCATCGGATCGTATAATCTGGGCGTAGCAGCTGCCACCTTGGATTCGAAAGGCAAGGAACCCATTATGGGAACTGAAGGCCTGGCTACAATAGCCAAGAAAGTCCTCATTCACCAAATGACCCTACCGATGCCCATTGAAGACTATCGGAAGGTACTTCAGCTGCTGGATTCACGCATGATCTCAGATCAGGCAAAGAAACAGCAGCTCGTAAACCTCATGTGGGGCGGCGTTGAACGGGTCGTGGAATCCGTACAGGCCAAAATAGACATCATCTTCCTAGGTGCCCTCTCGAACAAAGGGGTATTTTCATTCACTCAGGAAAACAACCCCGAAGGAGGTGTGCGAGGCAATATCGACTATGGCATGCCGCAAGAAAACATCGCCACAGCAGATACACAGTGGACGGAGGGCAACATCGACACGGTCGATGTATTCGAGGATATCCAAGGCATTGTCGATGCGGCTCAGGAGAAGGTGACCTTCGACCGCATCCTTCTGGATCAAAAGCGGCTTTCGTACATCCTGCGCAGCAAGAAGATGAAGCAGGTCATCTTCGGCACGGACAAATCATCGTCACCACTTCTGCTGGCCAACCTAAACGAGTTCATGCGGTCGAACGGATTGCCCGTATTCGAGGTGATCCGACGGATGACGCGCATTCAGGACAATGGCAAGATCCGCGAATACAAACCGTGGAATGACAAGAGCCTCGTATTCGTGCCGGAGGGTCGTCTCGGCGTTATCAAAAACGCCTACGCAGACAACGAGCTTCGCCCCGAGCCGGGAGTTGCCTACTCCAACTACGGACGCATCCGCATCTCGCAGTGGGGCAAAGGCGAGACGGATAACTCGAACGGCGTGGAGTTCACGAAGGCGCAATCCATCTCTTTGCCCGTCATTACCGAAATCAACGGTATTTACTCGCTGAGTGTAGAATCGTAGGAGTGCATGACGGTCGCAGAATGCATACATCAGGAGTTCAGCATGGTCGGAACCATCTCCGACTATGGCGTTCGCCGCTTCGCCAGGGAATGGGGTTACGATCCCAACTCCCTGGCGGGTAGCGACCATCAGCAACAACTAATCGCCAAGCGCGTATCCGAATTCATCGACAGCCTGATAATGCACCCTCTGTCGGTAAGCGAAAACGGGCATTCGGTGTCCTGGTCTGAAAGCGCCATGAAGCAACGGGCACAACTGATGCTTCGGCAATATGGCATCACGCCCGGCGAAGAATTGAGCAGCTCTATTGGCCTGTCCTCGATAAAGGATGCTTCGAACTTGTGGTAATATGTATTTCGCGCCCCACATACTCTATTTGAGGATCGATCCTCCCAAACAATACGACGAACTGGGACGTCCGATAGCTATGTCCGAAAGTGATGCGTGGCAGGAAATAGGTGATTGTCGTTGCGACGACGACACAACCATCCGCCTTGTATCAGAGAACGGAGAGGTACGCCAATCGAAATACCACATCGTCTACGAAGGGAGAGGAGTACCCAAAGGAGGTTACGTGAAATGCATTGACAAGGCAACCGGCACAGTACGGGGCGAAGGTACAGTGGCAATAGCCAAGGTAAACAACTATTTCAACGCTTCAGACCTTTGGATATGATTACAACGGGAGACGCGCGTAACATACTGTTCTCGGCGTGTAAGGGGGTTGGGATAAAAGACATGCACACTTCATGGGCGATCCCCGAGGGGAAAGTCGATAGAGAGCGTATCGTCGTCATCACACCACCCGAGCAGACGCCGGACACGTATTGGGAAAATTGCTTTGTTGCTGTAAACCTGTGTGTCCCCGACATCAAAGGGGAAGCGAACCTAAAACGGCTGGACGAACTCGAACGGGCAGCCAAGGCGAGGTTCAAGGAATGGACGTACGGCACTTACGACGGATCCGCATACAGGTACAGGTATGAGAATATCGGCCGCGAAGAAGATGTGAACCTCGGATGCCACTATATCTACATCAGAGTACTATTCAGAGTATTAAACATTAAAAACAACTAAAACAATGGCAAAAGTAATAGCAGTAGGAATCAAGAAGCTGTATTATGCAGACCCTGCGAAGGTCACAGGAGATCTTACGGGTACTCTTCTGGCAACCATCATTAAAGATGTCAGCACGAAACAGGTGGAGAACATCCATCAAGACACATGGAGCATCGAAGAGGAGGAGCCGTCTACCACGGAGTACAGGAACCAACTCACCAATGGCGTATATCGCCAAGACACCGAAATGGGTAACATCCAGATGTCGTTTACCATCGGGCAATACGACTATGAAACCAAGGCGGCTTTCATGGGCGGCACGGGGTCGGAGACGTCATGGAAGCGTGCGCGAGGTGTCACGCGCATTGAAAAATGCATGATCGCCCTAACGGAGGACAACCAGTATTGCGTCTTTCCGAAGGCCTCGGTTATCGCCCGCAACACCAACAATGAGGGCGCCGTAGGTATCGGTGTAGCAGCTGCTGCCCTGGAACCCGACAACACGGCGGTCTCGTCGGAATATTGGTTCGATTCTTCGGAGGTGGACGTCGAATAAAAACCTCCAAGCCATCAGCAGTCCAGGGGTGGGAGGCGTGTGCCCCTCACCCCTATTTCTTAAAATCAATCTTATGAAATTGGAGTTTATCAGTATCCGCATCGCATCGAAGGGATACACTGTATACAAGATGTCCCCCATGACGGCAACGCGCATCATGACGGCGCGGGATGTCAACAAAGATCCGGACGAGAGTAAGGCATGTATATCGGCGATGGCGCATAGTATAGCCTTGGCGGTTGTCGGCAGCCGCAACATATTCGCGGGTGTCAGGGTGTGGTTTTTACGCCGAAGATTCATGAGGCGGAGCACATTCAACGAGTTGTTCGACTGTTACCAGAAAATACTGCTGATGATACCCCTTGAGGATATTGCCTCGGTTGCAGCCGTAATGGAGGGATTGTCCACAACAATATCCAAAGACCATGAGTAAATCGGCGGATATTGTCGCCAGGTCATTGTTGAATACGCATCATGCGTCGGTAAAGCTCGGGGTGCTGACATTCCGGGTATACCAGCCGTTCGTGAAAGATTTGGCAAGGGCATTCGCCGGAGGGAAAATAGACGTTTCGATCTCCGGAAGGCAAAAATATTCCATGGAAACAATATCCAGGCTGCTTTTCCGGCGCTCATGGTGCCAGAAACTATTCCTGTGGTACGCCAAGCGGTATGCCACCTGTGAAGAGATTTCCGCCGCGACCATGAAAATAGCCGACATCGTATCGGGCAAAGACTTGTTCGATTCGGTGAAGATCGACAAAACACGCCGGAAAACAGTATCTGAAACCGTCGGGAATAATACGATAACGGGCATTATCGCAACGATGATGGATCAATTGAACATCTCCTACAACGAAGCCCTCCAAGGCATAAACTACCCTACCATGCTCCTCATGATGACTGACAAGGTGCGCACACTCGTAGGGGACGAGGAAAAAATAGTGCGGGGATCGGGCGCCGATATGGCCCGGAGAAGAAACAATAAGAAAAGAGGCAATAAAGAGCAGTAATGAGTGCATTATCATTCAAAATAAACGCGGAAACCGATAAACTCAAGAGTTTTATTACCATGCTTGAGCGGTTGCGGCAGGTACTGGCCGAAATCCCGGACAGTACAAAGGAATTCGACGTCATAAACCGTAAAATTGGCGAGATGGAGGCGCGTGTCGAACAGGCAATGCGCAAGATCGCCCAGATGGAGCAGCAGGCAATGGATGCGGCGTCCAAGGCTGCCGCATCGGCCACGACCGGAACTGCTGGCGACGGTTCTACGGCAGGAACAGCGGCTACCCAGGCCGAAACTGCGGCATATCATGACCTGCTTAGTGAGCTAAAAGCCGCTAACGACGAAAAAACAAAGGCAATAGCTCAAATTAGGCTATATTCAAATGAGATCGCACGATTAAAAGCGGATGTCGCCGCGCTCAATAAGGAAGAGCAGCAGAACGGGCAATTGTCTGCAAAGAAAAGGGCGCAAGTATTGGACGCTGCCGTATCTATCGAGGAATACAAGCAGGAAATATCCCAATTGAAGCGGGAGCTCGCCAACCAAATCAAATTGGAGAAGGCCGCCGTCGGCTCTATCAACGAAATGTCTCAGGCGCTTACCCGTATGCGTGCGGTGTATAAAAACCTGAGCACCGCGGATCGTGAGGGGGCGCAAGGGCAAACGATGCTTAAAAACATCGAATCGCTCGACACGAAGATCAAAGAACTGGACGCGTCGATGGGCGTCCATACTCGCAATGTCGGCAATTATGCCTCGGGATTCAATATGCTGGGATTCCAAATTCAGCAAGTTGCCCGCGAGTTGCCGTCACTGGCATATGGCCCGCAAATATTCTTTTCCGCCATATCCAACAACCTGCCGATGCTGGCCGATGAAATAGCACGGGCGAAGAAATCGGTTGATGAATTGAAGAAAGCCGGGCAAACCTTCACGCCCGTATGGAAACAGATAGCATCGTCGATCTTCTCCTGGCAAACCCTGCTTGTGGCAGGCGTAACCGTGCTTACCCTTTACGGCAAGGAGATAACCAACTGGGTAGCGTCGCTGTTCAAAGGTAAAACGACGATAGACGCCTCTGCCGCTGCACTCGAACGCTTTAATTCCGCTATGGCTCAAGGTTCGGTGTCGGCTCAATCCGAATTAACCAAATTGAATCTGCTGTATAGGGCTGCGACAGACCTTTCCAAGCCCTATGAAGAAAGAGCCGAAGCGGTCAAAAAACTGCAAGACATATACCCCGCTTACTTCGGCAATATGGCTGCGGAGCAGGTTATGGTCGGAAATGCTGTCGGTGCTTATGAAAACCTGCGCGATGCAATTATCGAGGTCGCAGAGGCGAAGGCTGCCCAAGAACTTATTACAGAGGACAAAAAGAGTATAGCACGCATCAAAAAAACAGGGAATGCCTATACCAATTATTCTAATGCACTGAAAGAGTACAGAAAAGAATATGATAAGGCAATACAGACATACATGGATTTGGGTCAGGGTGGCCAAAGCGCTATTTGGGGTGCTAAAACTTTTGCAGAGGCTAAAACAAACATAACCCAATTCCGGAAAGAATTTATTAGCGCACTATCGAAGCTTGGTGAGGAAGGGAATACTATATGGAAGCGCATTAATGAAGATTATGAAGGTGATGTCGATGCATTTATTGCGGCGATAAATGCCGGCATCGAAAAATTGTCCCCCGCAGCAGAAAAGCTGTACACCGCCTTAACGCCGGATGAACTTAATGCAAAGGCGGAAAAAGCCCGCCAAGAGGCCGAAAACGCAGCAAAAAAAGCCGCATCCGATCAAGAGCGCAATCTAAAGGAGCTCACCAAGCAATTGCAAAAGCTCCGGGATGATGCATTGCAGGCCGAAGTAGATTCTATGAAGGAGGGCACGGCCAAGAAACTCGCGCAAATAGACCTTGACTACCAGAAACGCGCCCGTGCCATACAAGAAGCCGAAAAAAAGCTACTTGAGTTACAAGAAAAGGAAATTGATGCCCAATATAAAAATGACACTTCGTCTGAACGATTCCTCGCCGGACAGCAGATGATTGCGCAGTACAAAGGGAATGTAAATCATTTGGCGCGCCCACTTGTTGAAGCGGCGGAATTGGTAAAAAAAGGCTGGGAAGATGCCGGAGAGGGTATTGCCACCGTTTTCAGCAGCCAATATGGTATTTTGGATGCCAAGGGAAAGGTGACTGAGATTTTAGTCACCCCAATCCTGCCTAATGGGGACATTTTGTCTCCACAGGAATTGGAAGATTATATATACACTCAACTCGAAGGGGCACAAAACATTCTTGCCGCAGACACCAAAGGTTTAGTTATCGCCACCAATGTAGCTGCCGATGGGTCTGCTGGCGAAAAATATCATGAACTTCAAGAGGTATATTATGCTGACAATATCAAAGCGGCAGAAGGTGTTAGAATATACACGGAGGCCTTGAAAGAGTTCAATAAAGAACAACGAAATGAAGATTGGGATGCCGCGTTCCTATCCGAAGCTGGCATTGAAAACACAGAGGAATATCTCAACAAGCAACTGCAAGCATGGAACGAGTACTACATGAAATATGGGACGCTCCTCGAAAAAATACAGGCTACAAAGTCCTATTATGACAAGAAGATCAGCGAAACCGAAGATGCGGGTGCAGTTGCAGCTTTGGAGGCAGAAAAGAACGCCGCCCTGGCCACGCTCGAAGTCGAAGGAGGTACTTTTGTGGATGATCTTGTCGGTAAAACCGAGGAATACATAACAAGGATTAAAGATGAAATAAAAGCTGCTATTAGCGCCCTGGAAGGCGAATATAATAAGTTGCCGTCGTCCGATTCCAAACAGGGAGAACAAATACGGAATCAAATAAACGTCCTACGGGCACAGTTATCGGCGCTTCAAAGGATGGATCCAGTGAGCGATGATGAACACAGCGAATCATTTAAGAAATGGCAAAAGCTATATAATACTCTCACCAAAATTGAGGGGCAATTTAACGATATAGGCGAAGCTGCTGGCGGAGCAATGGGGGAAGTAATATCCACGGCGAGCAAAATTACCACCAGCTCATTGCAAATGATTAACAGCATTAAAACACTTGCGGAAAGTTCGGCGGAAGGTATTGAAGCAACGGGAGAAGCAGCAGCTACCACTATCCAGAAAGTAGAACGAGCATCCGTGATTCTCGCTATTATACAGGCTGCACTACAAATCATACAAAGCATCGCAAGTCTTCTCGGAGATACAGAAACCTCGATGGAGCGAAATATCCGGGAAGCGCAAGAACTGAACGAGGAACTGCGGGTAATGAATGAGCGTGCCCGCCTGAACGCCGATATATTCTCAACTATTTTCGGCGAAGATGCTTTTGGAAGCTATACCAACAATGTCAAAGCCCTAAGCGACGCGCTTAATGATTATCAAGCTACTATGGATAAAATCACTAAACGCGGGAAAGAGCAATATACGGAAATAGGCAACAACACAGGATTAGCAAATCTTTTAAAAACAGATTTTGTTTGGGAGAGTGTTTCCGAATCTGTTGCTAACATGATGAACCAAGTGCGGCATTCTACGTGGTTCAGAGATGCAAAATATAAAAAGCTAAAAGATGTTGTCCCCGAACTGTTTGAAGAAAGTGGAGTACTAAATATGCAAGCCCTTAAAGAATTCGTAGAAGGGAATAGCGATACTTTCAAACACCTCTCCAAAGAAAATCAGACCTATCTTAAAGAGTTGGTTAATAATTGGGAAACCTATGAAGAAGCCGTAAAAGCAGCAAACGACTATCTTAACGGTCTGTTCGGCGATTTAGGCTCTACAATCACAGATGCCTTGGTTGATTCCTTTGAAAAAGGGATAAATGCTGCTGACGCTTTCGGAGAAGCCGCGGGGGATATGTTAAAAAACCTGGCAAAACAGGTGTTATACACTGCGACAATCGCACCTGCGATTGAAGACGCACAAAAGAAGATAGACGAGATAAACAGGGATGCAGGGCTTAGCGATGAACAACGATTCGATGCCTTGGCAGGCGTTGTGGGCGATCTTTTGGACGATGTTATGGCACAACAGCAATTGGGCCAAGAGCTATGGGATCGACTTCAACAGGCCGCAGAAGAGCGCGGGATAGACTGGGACGAAGGAGCCGCCAGCCAACAAGCAACATCCCGAGGCTTTCAAACGATGTCGCAAGACACTGGAGACGAGCTAAACGGCCGCTTCACCGACATTCAAGGCAAAGTAACCGACATCCGCGGCTATGTAATGGCGCAGACGCAATCAATAATTGGTCTTTTAACGTCTATGGCCAATATTGAAACAGCCATGTACGCTTGCGTACAGGTAAATAATGAACTGCTCCGATATGCTGTGATGACCTACATGGAAATTGTGGAAATAAACGGAAGTACCAAAAATATAGATAAAACACTGGTACGCATTGAAGAGGGAATAAACAGCATAAAGAAAAACACGGAAAACATATAATGTCTTAAATATTAATGAGAATAAAAAAAGACATATCAGACCTAAGCAAGTTCATCGACGGCATTCAAGGTGAGGTCGTGGATTTCATGGATGAGAAGGCGCGAGAGGCCGTAAAACTCCAACAGGTCGAAGCCAATTATCAGAACCATACATGGAATCTTCGCAGTTCCCTCGGATATGTTGTAACCTACGACGGCAAGGAGAAGCGGCGGTACATAAGCGGAATGAATTACGGTGATGAAGCTGCTGAGGCGATCAAAAAGTGGCTCGATGAAGTCAACAAGTCGGGAACCAGCATTGTATTTGCCGATGGCATGTTTTACGCTTCTTTCGTCAGCTCAAAAGGCTACGATGTCCTGGACACCGCACAATCTTATTTAGTCAAAGCATTAAACGGAAGAGAATGAAAAGGGATTTACTCATAAACGGCTACGATGCCTATGCAATGGGTATCGCAATGGGATCGGGTTTCATTGCAAGTCTGAGAGCGCCGGCAAGCCTCAAAGATTTTGTAGAGAATGACGACCCAAAAAAGGACGGCAAGCAGGTAATTTACCCCGAGGAACCGAAAGTTGCCGCCCGCGATCTGACGCTGACATTCGTGATCTTCGGCGATACGCTCACAGAGCACACGTTGAACTACAACAGTTTTATAGAACTACTAAAAAGAGGCAAAATAGACATCAGCGTCCCTTCAATATCTGCGGATATTTACCATTTGACCTACATGGGCAATTCAGGCAGCTACATGATGTCCGCAGACCTTACGACCTCACAACTGACAGTAAAATTCAATGAACCCAATCCAGCAAACAGGGTCGCAGAAATAGGATAAAATACCAGTGAATGTATAAGCCGAGGATAACCTCGGCTTATATCATTTTATCAAATTAAACAACTTTTTAAGTCTTTTCTGCGTAAACCCATCCGCCAAGAAGTCTATATTTTTATGGCATAAATTAAATCTAATATCTGTAATAATATCGGATTGAAGAAGTTGCAGTTTATCAATCGGCAGGTCAAACTGCACGTTCACATTTGTCATTTTCTTAACTCCACCAGTAGAAATTCCTGCTCCCCAATGGATAGTATGGCCTTTTTCTTTGATATTGCTATTTACAATATTGCCCGACAATTCAATAATATCTCCCCTTTTAGTCAAAAATGCGATAGAAACAGTTTCATCGACATCTACTATATCTTTAACATTTGATATTAAAGCATATAAGAATAAAGAATCATTAACACGTCTGAGTTTATAGTCTACGTAAGGCCTGGACGTTTTAACAACGCTTGTCTCGATTATACTATCTCCTGTGAACTTATCTATTTCATTTATAATAATTCGTTGTGCACATACGCTCCCTAATAACAAGGTAAATACTACGAAAAATACTAATTTTTTCATATGATTTAAATTATGTATATATAACAAATTTACAATTTCAAATTGGAATATCCAAAAAAGCGAGGAATGGTTTTAGCCATCCCTCGTCTTTGTATTTACGACTTTGCATCTATTCGCCATTCTCAACCCTTACATCATCCGGAAAAAGCAAATCTAACTGTTGGTATTGTTTCGGAAATGCGGCGTTAAGCATTTGCATAAATTTAGCCCAATTATACCCCGATGCCCGTCCCAATGCTTCAACAGCCGCTAAATGCTCTTTCAGTTTCGGGCGGCCCACATCTTCGGTTAAATGCTGGTGATGACGGTCTTTTCGCGTTCCTTTGTCTGTTTTCGGGTTGACTTTTTGAAGTTCGGTTAATATCACTGGAGCCAAACGTTCATAGACAATATCGTTAATCCATTTACCAACAACGCCAGGCCGCCTATGTGTTAACGTCCAACTCCATCCGTGCATCCTATATATCATTTCAAAGAATGAATCGTTAAAAGTTTTTACCCAACGGCTTGCCTCGTCCGAAATAAATTGTGCTAAGAACTTTTGAAGTTCATCTTTCGCCCTATTCTTATCCTGTTGGTATCCGGTTACCTCGTCAACGAGGGCTATAATACCGACTTTTGCAACGGAGCGAATAATGATATCCGCATTGCGAACGATCTTCGTATCATCGAAATCGCCGGCACGATTTGCATCTATTATGATAGAACAAATATCGACAAGCAAAGTTACTTCATATCCGTTAGTATCTGATTGCGAGCCACCTGCATCGACGCGTTTGAACTTTATAGGATTAGAAAGGCGCTCTGCTATACTTTGATCCCCGGCATAAAAATATGGAGATAGTCCTTTTATATTGCAAAAACTCTTCATCCACTGTCCGCTTTTGCTGTCATACCCTATTGCCTTCTGAACACCGCGTCCGGAAAATACACGTGTTCCGTCCTCTAATACATAACATGGTATTTCAAGATCACCTAATTTTAGAGGTGTCTTATCCGATCCGTAAATTGACTTTAATAACCTGTCCATTTATTTCAATATTTATTTTACTTCTAATTTACTTACATTTTCTTTCAACTCCTCCACATAGTCGATCAGCGCTTTCTCACTGTCGAATGTGAATGTTTCCCTCTGACGACGCACAAAGGCGACGAAATCACCAGAGTTATCAAAGAAGTCCCCAACTTCACAACCTATGGCTGCTGCATATAACTGGGGTGATATCCGGCAGTCCGCCTTGGTTCCGTGGCTTTATTCCCGGCTTGAAGTTCCGCCAAAGTTTCACTAACCAACTCGAGTTGCATCCGAGTATCTTCGTTAATGTCATTTTGGTCTTTGAATACTTCTTCTACGTACTCTTTGAGTTTCAATACTTCTCCTTGAAGTTCTGCCACCCGATCCACGGGAGGATTTGTAAGCATCTGTCGCATTGCCACGAAAGCCCGCATAATTGCCCTATTTACCCGTATCGCTGTATCGCTACGCAAGACACTCGAAAGCATAGCCACTCCCATTTCAGAAAAGGCGAATGGCATATAGCGACGGCCACCCCAATTTGAGGACGCATTTTGTGATGTTAGACTTGAGGTCGCAATTTGCGTCCTCAAAATCTCATATTCTTTTTCCGAGAGTTCGAACATGAAATCGTCGCCCTCGAAACGCTCGATATTGCGCCTTACGGCTTCTTTCAGTCGTTTTGTCTCCACTTGATAGAGTTCCGCCAAATCGAAGTCCAGCATCACCCGCTGCCCCCGTATCTCATATATCTTGCTTTGTATAGGTTGTAGTTCCATGTCTTTATCTCTCGGTTCCAAATATTTAGCCGCCGTTAATTCTTGCTGGGTATCGTCGCGTCACAAAGATAGTAAATTTATGCGTTGCGTTGGATGGCACAAATAAAAAACCGAGGCATTTGCCTCGGCTTATTTTAAATTTTGGCGAATTCGCCAAAAATAATGTTTTAGCAACTTATTTTTTGATAAAAGTCTTGTCGTTATTTTCAGTTAACCCATACTTTCGCATTTTAAATGAATTATCTGATTCTATGGATATTATACGTTTATCTTCTCTTCCATTAATCTCGCCACTTTCTGAATAGGAGTAAAACGAAATAATAGCATCACTATTATTTACACTAACGGAGTAATAGCAGTTTTCCTTTATTTCAAGTAAATGGTCATTAAAATATTCAACAAGATGAGCTGTCCCATAAACAACAATTCGACCATCAATTACAGACACTTTTTCTTGGGCTGACGAATATGGAGTAAATGTTATTTCTTCTGTTTCAGTAGTATTAGTAACAGGACTATATAGTGATCCGACAAACTTACCATCAAGGACTTGTAGGATGTCTTTTTCGACTTTAGAAGGTAGGTTATTATTCTCTTTATCTTTAGAACAAGCAATAAAAGCCATCGAGGCAATGGCTATACATAAGAGTAAAAACTTTTTCATATTTCTAATTGTATTGGTTAGTGCCGCAAAATTATAAAATTCCCCCCCCCGCCAAATTTTGAAAGTAAAATTTACTCCTGATGTAAAAAATAGTGCAAAATCCTTTGTGAATTAAAAATAATTTCCCATATTTGTAACGCTTACATAAACTCAAGAGTGCACAAGATGCACCATTATTGGTGCTTTTTTTGTGTCGGAAATTGAACATACGAACGGGTAACCCTGTGGCGTTGCTGTAATGGCGCGCCAACCTCTTGAGTAAAGATGTAAGCAGCAGGTAGTACCCGTTCGTTTTTTTGTTTTATTAAATGCTTACATCTATGAAAAAACAATCGCTTCCGGAAACGGATTATCAAACTCGCTGCATCGAAGCCGAGCGAAAAGCGCAAGATTTCGAAAGCGCCTACTTCAAGGCCGAAGAGCGCTATTCCAACCTAATGGACGCCTATATCAAACTACAAGGTTACTATCTTGAATTGCTGGGCGCTGAAAAATCACCCCGCAACAAAATCAAAGAGATCGACCCGTTTATTCTGGTCAAGATGGGCCGCGGGATGAATATCGCTCAATGTAAATAGACCAACAGCTATGAACAATATACAAATCTTCAATAATGAACAGTTCGGGCGTGTACGGATTATTATGTCCGACGAAAACAAGCCGATGTTTCTTGCGAATGATGTAGCGAGATCATTAGGATATATGCGGACAGCGGATGCAATTTCAACACATTGTAAAGGGGTCGCCATTTTGCCGACCCCTACCGATGGCGGCATTCAAAGGGTGAAATACATCCCCGAATCCGACGTTTACCGTCTTGTCATGCGGTCGAAGCTCCCGCAGGCCGAACAGTTCCAGGACTGGGTGTGCGATGAAGTTCTCCCCACGATCCGCAAGACTGGCGGATACATGTCGGCCAAAGAGACGGACACGCCCGAAATGATAATGGCACGTGCCGTGCTGGTAGCCAATGACACTATAGCCCGCCAGAAGCAACAGTTGGAGCAGGCACACAAGCAGGTCGCAGCGCTCGCCCCGAAAGCCGAACTAATGGATAAAGTACTGGACACAGACCAGAAGATCGACGTCGGGCAGGCGGCAAAGATTTTGAACCTTCCCTTCGGCCGCAACACGCTCTTTCAACGGCTCCGTGAACGCGGTATATTCTTCTGCAATCGCAATGAGCCTAAGCAAGAGTATATTAACCGGGGTTATTTCGAGTTAAAGGAGAAGTTAATAGACCGCAACAACCACGAATCGTTCACGGTTATAAAAGTCCTCGTGACGCAGAAAGGGTTGGATTTCCTCGCAAGACAATTCGAAGTAGTCCAAACGCCAAAGAAGATGGCACCGATAAAGTAACCCCCGTATACCACTATTTCCACACCACGTTGGGGGCGCCTCGCAGAAATGCGGGGCGTTTTTATTCCCTTCCTTCCAACCTCACTACAAAGTGTAGTTAACTACATCCTAACGGTGTAGTGTAGGAGGGTAAAAAAGTCAGAGAAAAATTTGCATTTTGCTAATACGTGCATTATATTTGCAGCACGAATAAGATATAGACGTACGGGTCTATCCGTATAATGTGTAAATGAAAACAACTGTATAGAGCCCTAAATAGTTATTTTAGGGCTCAATTTTTTTAGCTACTAACTACACTAAATTTATGGCTGCAAATAAATTTTTCCAGCAAGAGCTTTTTAAATTCTCCATTTTCCCAAAATATCAAAGTTGCATTGATGATTTGGCTACAAATCTTGCCGACCCAGAGGAGTGGGACTTTTCAGATGACAAGAGAAAAAGTCACTCTATACTGAAAAATTATTTAGAACACATCTTCCGAAAATTGAGAGCAGAAAACAAAATCTGCTTTACAGCCAATAACGAGTATTGCTGCTTCAATACTGGGCTTGTCACTAAAAACCTGGAAGAAATATTTGCCTTCTTCTTCAAAAATAAAAATCAAGGTGAAGGAGTTCCGCCCTATGTTTTTAAATGTTTTTGCAAAAAAAGCGATGGTGCATTATTGCGAACATTTAAATCATCTTTGCCCAAGATAGCAGATTTTTTTCAAAAACCCGAAGACTTACTTTTTAATCCCAACTGCGAACTTATTCCCGATATAGATCATATCATCCAAGATAACCTAAGTCGTTTCCCAGCTGCTATGCAAGGGAGTGGTGATGCTGAAATTCGTCGCCGGTTGGAAGGGGCTATTGATGAAGCTCGTAAAAAAGTGAGAACGAACTATAAAACTGCGGTGCCCCAATTCTATGGCAATAGGATTCAACTATTGTTGCCACTATGTTTAACACCCAACTCCCCCAATCCTGATTTAGCATTGGTTGTACATAAAATTGAAAATAACACATATACCGCACGCACATGTCTGACGCTTAAAATGGCTTATAATAATGCCCGATTAATTGTTAAGCCTCAGAGCACATGGTTAAAACCGTAAAAATCATACGTAATTTAATACTGCCATTGTATTATGACTAAAGCAGGGAGAAATCCCTGCTTTTTTATTGATATTTTTACAGCTCCCCATTGTTATTAAAATGCACAGTCACACATTTGCACAGAGGCTTGAGGAATCGCCGAGCCCTTGATGCAAATGATTATTTACTCTCCGACAGGAACAGAAATATTGGACGCGCCAGTCACCAAAGAGGCTATCATCAAATATGTCCTCATGGGAGACTACTATATCGAGCTGCCCTTTAATCTCCTTGAACCAACGACATTTGCTCGTGGTTCCTACATCACATATAAAGGCCGCAAGTTCGAGATTATGTCCACGGTGCGCCCGGAGTTCGACAATAAGACCGGCGGCTATAAATATACGCTCAAATTCGAGGCTCAGCAAAACCACATGAAGCGTTTCGTGTGCTTCTGGCTGGGTGGGGACAATCCCGAAGCCGTATTTCACAACACCACAGACCTCGAATCCTTCGCGGCGTTGATCGTCGCCAACATGAACAAGCAGCTCGGAGGCGAAAACTGGCAGGTAGGCACAATCACCGTTGACAATCCTAAAGCTACGAAGCTTGTATCGTTCAATGGCGATAAGTGCTGGGACATCCTCAATACGATTGCCGAGACCTTTGAGACGGAATGGTGGACAGAGGAAAACGGCGACCTCATATCGTTATGCTTTGGCAAACTGGACTTCGGATCTCCCGAAGAGTTCAGACAGGGGAATGTAGTGAAAAACATTCCCGCAAAGAAAGGGGATGATTCGAGCTACGGCACCCGGTTCTACGTCTTTGGCTCTACTCGCAATCTCACAAGCGACTATGGGCAAGCTCCGCAAGGAGGTGAAACGAATCATGTATCTGAAATTCGGCTTCGCCTGCCGGACGGACAGCGGTATATCGACGCAATACCTGGTCTTTCGGGAAGCGACATTGTGGAGCAGGTCGTGTTCTTCGATGACATATACCCCAAGAATACGGAGACTGTCACCAGCATTGAGACCGTAGACCGGGAGATCATCGAAGGGCAAACGGATAAGGCGTATGTCATGTACTGCAAAGACACGCCGTTCCTGCCTTCGGACATGATTAAAGGCGAAACCCTGGGCGCAACTTTCACGAGCGGTAGCCTTGAAGGATGGAATTTTGAGTTAAGTATAAACTACAAGTCGGAAACATGGAAGCCCGAGGACGGATTCGATAAGAAGTTCGAGATCATCGCGCAAGTAGAAACATCCGGCGAAAGCCAGCTTATAATTCCCCGTGAAAATATGCATCCCGAGCCTGGAGATACGTTTGTTATCACGGGCGTAAAACTACCTAAAGAAAGGATCGAGGAGGCTGAAAAGGAGCTTCTGAAGGCCGGAGAATCATATGCTGCGAAACACAGCAGCGACACGGACGTATACGACTGCGAAACTAATCCCGTATACTGCCAAGAAAACAAGAAGAATTACGATGCCGGGCAAGCGGTTCGCCTTGTGGATCCACGCTTCGGAGAAAGCGGCCGATTATCGCGCATCCAGGGATACGAAAAAAAACTATATAACGAATATATCGCCACATATACGGTAGGCGACAATACGGCATATTCTCGTATCGGCAACATAGAATCGGAGGTGAAGGCAAACCTGTACGCACAGCGCATAGGCGTTACCGAATCGGGAGCCTCAATCTACCTTATCACCCGCTACGATTCCACTGCCGCCGCAGACTACAATGCCTATTCCGCCAAGCGTGCACTATGGGAATTCGCCAACAAACAGTTCCCGGACACATTCAAAGGTAAAATGACCTTTGACGACGGTGCCCAGTTCGGGGGGTTCGCATCCGGCATGACTGGCTTTGGCGGCATAATCGACAAGAAAGGGAACGCAGAGATGCAGAGCCTGAAACTTCGGGGATTCCTGGAGGTGCCGGAACTCCGCTACAACCGTGTCGAAATATCCATGGGCGATACGTGGTATGCTCCAAGTGCCGGGATCATCGAAAGCGTCGACACCACGGCCCAAACCATCACCCTCAAGCTCGAAGAAGGCGAAATCGGAAGTCCTCGGGTCGGGGATATATGTATGGGCATCTTCCACAATTTGAACACTTCGGAGAATGCAACCGCGGATTATGACGACGGACGTGGCAACAGGCGCTTTGCCGGGTTCGCCACCTGCTATTTCCGCATCACCGAGGAGCTGGACACTACAACTTACAAGACCTTCAAGTATCAACTACGCCCGGTATCGGGAGCTTACCCCACCCAATATCATCCGGCGGCGTCGATGACCTTCGTGGGCTATGGCTCCTTCTCGAATGAGGATCGGCAGACCTCCCGCTATGAAACCCGGACATACCAGCGTTATTTAACGGGAGTTTCCGATTGGGAGTTCACTGCGTCCAATATCGCCGCGCAATATGGCGACCTGTCAAACCTGTCCGTATTCGGGATAGAGATGAGGGGGTATTCGGCATACCTGAACAACATCTATATGTCGGGCGTCATCCAGCAATTCACGCCCGGCGGCGAAGAGGTGCCCACGATCATAGACCGCGGAGTGTGGAGCGCCACGGAAACATACAACCGCAACGACGACGTATATTGGAACAACGGGCACTGGCGCTGTCTGGTCGACGGCACCACGACAGAGCCCGGCAAGGATGCCGAGGAGTGGGTATACTTAGGCGGATACGGGGTGCTCGAAACAATCAGCATATTCAAAAAGTCCGAGAACGAACCGGCGAAACCTACGGAGCTTAAAATACCGCCCGAAGGCTGGACTACGGAGACGCTCCCGATGTCGGATCAACGTCCTACATGGATGTGTACCGGCACCGTTGTCGACGGAGAAGTTAAATCATGGTCTGCTCCTCAGCGCGTATCGGGCGAACCGGGATCCGATGGGAAGGATGGTAAGGATTACGAGTGGATCTTCGCACGCACATCGGAATACAAAGCCCCTGCACAACCGCCCACCTCACAGCAGGACGATTACGTTCCCTCGCCCTCCGAAACCTCGGACGGGCAGGTGTGGACGGACGATGCCGTCGGGCCCGATAGCGACACTCCTTACGAGTGGGCCAGCAAGCGCGTGAAGGTAAATGGCATGTGGGGCAAATTCACCGACCCTGCGCTTTGGGCAAAATTTTCGTTCGACGGAGCGCCGGGTGTCGACGGAACCGATGTAGAATGGATATTCAAACGCACAAGTTCCAACACGGCCCCGAATACGCCGTCTGGCAGCGACGAAGACGGATATGTACCGAGCGGTTGGACGAACAACCCCACGGGCCCGAATTCCGAGCGCCCCTACGAATGGACTTGCGTACGCTATAAGACAGGCGGACACTGGAGCGGATATTCAGCAGCGTCCTTATGGGCGAAGTGGTCATTCGACGGCGCGGATGGTGTGGATGGTGAAGGTGTAGAATACATATTCACGCGTACGGAAACCGAGGATCCGGGCACCGTTCCGGATGTTCCCGATGTTGCGGAATACGATAATCCCCCGGCTCCATGGACGGATGACCCTACGGGAGTAGACGCCACATATCGCTACGAATGGGTGTCGAAGCGCAACAAGGTGGAAGGTGTTTGGGGCGCATTTTCCTCGCCCTCGATTTGGGCGCGGTATTCTTACGACGGGCAACCGGGGAACTGGACATCCTATGTATTTAAAAATAGCGATACGGAGCCAGCAAAGCCTACTTCCTACGACCCCATTCCGTCCGGATGGAGTGACGCGCCCACTGGTGTCGGTATATGGTGGATGTCCAAGGCTACGATAGACGCATCGACCGGAAAGGCCGGGGCGTGGTCGACGCCTATCCGCGTAACGGGCGAGGATGGGGAGCCGGGGCCGCATACTGACTTCAAATACGCCAAGAATAACAGCACCACCACGGCGCCGGCGCTGGTCAAAACGGATCGCACCCCCGCAGGTTGGAGCGACACCCCGCCGTCGCTCTCTTCGGGTGAATATCTGTGGATGACCCAGGCAGAAATAGACGCCGACGACAATCTGTTGCACCCGACGGTAGGCTGGGCAACTCCGGTACGCATATCGGGAGAGCAGGGCCCTAAAGGTGATGACGGCGCCCCCGGCGAAGACGGTGCCCCCGGCAAGGATGGCTTGCAGGGCTGCATAACCCGCCTAACGGAATGGGCATCGGGAGTGGAATACCGCAATGACCTCGACCTCGTTTCCAATGGCCCCAGATACATAGACGTAGTTACGATCTATGCGAACAACAAACAGTTGAAATTCCAGTGCAGCCAAACGCACACTTCGTCGAACTCCAACAAACCGACGGCGGGATCCGCGTCGGCATATTGGCAACAACTCAACGACATGGTGCCGATATATACGCCCCTGTTGTTCGCAGAGAATGCCGTCATCAACTTCCTGCAAGGTATGGAGTTCGTGGTGCACAACTCCAAGACAGACATTTCCGTGAATACTATCATCGCAGGGCTCGTGGGTGGCGATATTCCACTGTTCGTCGGGAGCAACACGCCGTCGAATGCGCCGTTCAGGGTTGCTAAGGACGGGGCATTCGTGGCCACCAAAGCCGATATTACAGGGACTATCAACGCATCGAGCGGAACAATAGGCGGATTTAAAATTGACGAATCATCATTAACAGCCACAGACAGCTTCGGTGAGATGCTTCTATCTTCCAATCTGATTAGGTTTACCAACGATAATACCAAGCTTTATCTTGGAGGCAACACCTGGCCGGGATCAATGGGTGGTGCCCTATATGGGCCTATAAGAGCAGAAGTAAGCCGCAGCGCAGCCGGCGGCACGGCAGGCAATGTCGGAGTGTATATAAATGTCACCGGAGCAGCATTATCGGATGGAACCACTACCGCTGCACGTCAGTCCGGAAACCATGCCTTATATATCCCAGAGGGGTTCATAACGGGTTTCAGGCTGAGGAATGTGCGAACCTCTTCCAATAGAACCCTGACCGACATGGACAGCGTGGTGTTCAGTACGGCTACGAGCGAGATTACGCTGACTTTACCGTCTTCACCAAAACAAGGGCAGATTTATTTCATCCGAAAGGTCGGCAGCGGCAATGTCAAGTTGACGCGCGGGAATACCCAGCACAGGATATGCACCAATTCCAACTCTCAAAACAACACTGAAATTACCTTGGATTGGGGTAAGCTGTGGATCATATTGTGGGATCATATGAACAGTATGTGGACGGCCAACTGGTGCCAATATTAACACAAAAACAGGATATATGAAAACATTGAATTTAAAAGAGTTCAAACTGTTCACCGACATTTCCCGCGCCGGGCATATTGTCGTCGATGCAAGGAAAGAGTTTGCCAACGCCATATACATGGGCATGAACGGCATCGTAGCGCATGACCTGGCATTCCGCATCCTCCACAGCGAAGGCGGCATCGAAGTTTCCGACGAGGAGGAATTGATTATCGTTGATACCGCAAAGATGTGCAAGGCGGTATTCTATGACAGTATAATGTCCGCTCTCAAGAAAGAATAAACACTCGAAAGGAATATGAAACGCATCCGGATAGGCAAGGACATAGAGATACATTGGCCGATACTCACCAATGGGCAGCAGGTAGCACTCGAAGGGCGCGACCTGAGACTCTTCGTCCATTTGCCTTCGCATATGGACATTCCCGTCGATTTCACCACCGAAGGCAACACCGCGATTTTCACCATCAGCGGAGCAATGCAAAAATCCATCGGGGTGTACCGTCTCACCATGTGGGAGAATTTGCAGAAGAGAGGGCAAACGGCGGTCGACTACTGCAAGGCCTTCGAATTGGTTCCTACGACACTCTTGGAAGGTGGCGAAGACGAAAGCAACCTTACAACGGAAACTGTCGACCTTGAGGCGTCAAGCCTTGTTGTTGGATTGCCCGGCGAGAGTGCTTACGAGGCATTCAAGAAATACAACCCGAATTCCGAACTTACGGAGGAAGAATATGCCGAGGCCCCTATTAACGCTGCAAACGCCGCGAACGAGGCGGCAAAAGCGGCAAATGACGCCGCAGGTAAAATTGGGGATATTGACAAAGCCCTTGCCGAAAAGGTCGACAAGGAAGAAGGGAAAGGGCTTTCGACGAACGACTACACCGACCAGGAGAAGGAGAAGCTGGCCGGGCTCTCCAACTACGACGACACGGAAATAAAGCAGGAGTTGTCCGACAAGGCATCCAAGCAGGAACTGACGGAAGCTGCGGCGGACACGCTGACTGAGGCAAAGTCGTACACGGACACTAAGACGACAGAACTATGGAATAATGTCAGCGATGTGTTTGACGCCACGTCCGAGGAGCTCAACAGCAACATATCCGGCGGGGATGCGCAGACACTGACCGAGGCCAAAAACTATACGGACAAGGCGATCTCAGAAATTCCCACCCCGGACGTCAACGGGCAGATCGAGCAACACAACACCTCCCCCACGGCGCATTCTGACATCCGGGAGCTGCTCAACACCTGCGTAGGACTGCCGGAGTTCAACGACAAAACCTACGAGCTGACCTTCACGACAAAGGGCGGTGCGAAGTTCATCATCGACCTGCCTATCGAGATGATGGGGCTGCATTACAACGAGGATACCCAATCTATCGAGTTCGTAAATGCCGACGGCTCCATATCCTCCATCCCGGTTTCTGACTTCGTGAAAGTATATGTCGGCTCTATCGGCTCCGAGATACAGGTTACGGTCGAAGGCTCCGATATCCGCGCCTCCCTGCTCAACAACACCGTATCCTGGGACAAGTTGACACTTGCATTGCAGGAGATGATCCAGGGCAAGGCCGACCGCACGGAGCTTCCCTCGAAACTGTCCGAACTGGAAAATGATTCCGGATATGTGACTTCGGAAGAATTGAATACTGAATTAGGCTACAAAGACCACGTAGCCTACATCCTCAAGGACTTTACGAAGAGCTATTATAATAATACGGGCTCGGACATCACGGATCGGAGCATGGTCGTTACGCCTACGCAGTCAGGCGTGACGTCTAACTTCTCCCTGACCAGCCGTATCCCGGTCGCAGCTTCGGACTTTATTTTCGTGCGCATGAAGCTGCGCGTGGACAAAGAGTGCTCTTTGCGGATCATCACCTATTCGGACAATCTCGACCAGCGGGGCCGATGGTTTGCCCTCAAGGCAGACCGCACCTACGAAATCTACTACCGCGGCAAGGCGGCATCGGTAGCGGGAGGGCTGAATGTGGGTATCAGCATACCCGCAGCCACCAATATCGGCCAAAAGGTCACCATCGAGGATTTGATCGTCACGCTCAACAACTATGACGCATGGTGCGACGCCGAGAGCCGCGCCACGCTGAAAAACTTCGACACGGACTCCTTCACCGTGGACGAGGGCGGGACGGGGCATTTCTTCTCGGTCGCGCAGGCGTGCGATTTCGCAAGGGACGCCTTCGATGTCGTGAACAACGCGGTCACGGTGTTTATCCGCAACGGCCTTTACGATCACGAGGCCCCGAAGAATGTGGCGATGGGTTACCCGTATGCGATCATCAACAAGGGGGCGAACCGCATATCGCTTATCGGCGAGAGCCGCGACGGCGTCATCGTCTCGTATGAGAACAACTCCGTGAACCGCGCCAAGATCATCGAGGCGGGCGGCGAATGCACCGTCGCCAACATGACCGTCAACTGCCTGAACGACGAGAGTTATACGGACGCCAGCGCCGGCGGCCACCAAGCCTGCTACTGCGTACATGTCGATTCGGTCTTTGCCGCATCTGAGCGATATTTCACGACGATTCGGAACTGCAAACTCTTCAGTACGTGCCATTCACCCGTCGGCGCGGGCCTTGCCGACAACCAGACCATTCGGTTAGACGGCTGCGAGTGCGTCAGCGACACGCACGTAGGCACTTCGACGGGCGCGGCCACCATCCACGCAAGCACCGATGCTGCGGCGAAAAATATGGCCGTCGAGATCATCGGCTGCCGCCTGCTGTCGCTCGACGGAACCAAAGCGCTCTACATGCCCGACGTGGAGGGCGGCGCTCCCTTCACGCAGGTCGACGTCACGCTGCTGGGCAACACCTACTATACCACGGGGCCGGAGATCACCGATGCCGACTTCTTGTCCAGGCACAAGCTCACGCCGTGGTCGGATGCTTCGTTCAGCGAAATTTCGGTTATCGCGCACTCGGACTGCACGCTCGAAGCGCGCGTGACGCACCTCGAAAGGCTGCTCGTGGGAGTGCTCTCGGGCAAAGTGCTGATCCCGGAGTTGCAGGTGAAGAAGCTGGGCGTCTGGGGCGACAACAACCTGGTCGTCACGGGCGAGGGCGCGCCGGCGAAAGCCCCCGACCGCGCGGGACAGTTCTATGTCGATACGAAGAACAACGCGGTCTACCACTCCGTGGGCAACGGCGCGGTGTCGGACTGGAAGAACGCTTAAACTACATACAACATGTCACAAGTCAACAAATACGCCGACAAGGCGGGTTACACGGCCGACAAGAACCGCAAGGGCACGCAGTCGGCGGTGTCATACATCGAGAATGACGGATCGCTCGTCTACGACGGCGTGAACGTCGTGGTGGACAAGCCGGCTGCCGGGGTTGGTGACCTCGCGGTCTTCGACAAGACCACGGGAACTATCCGCTTCGTCAAGGGTGCGACGCTTGTTGCAGAGCAGCTGCCGCCGCAGCTTGTCCCCGTGGCCGTGGTCTACGCCCGGCAGGGCGGGCGGGTGCTGATCGTGTCGCTCCGCAACGCGGCATCCGAAGTTAGATGGGCATATAGCTATGAGGTGGCATTGTCGGGCTTCAACCTCGCCGCGGGCGGTGAATTCACGCTGAACATCTATACCAGCGAATTCTCGTTTACGTACCCTGCGGGTTCGACATTGGCAGACATTGCCGCACTTATAAATTCTAAACCGGAACTCAAAGCTGCATACTCCTGGGTGGCCTCGGCCTCCGAAGAGCTTTCCGCGGTTGTCATGACATGTGATGCATGGTCTACGATAGAGGGGCACAAAAAGATTTCGGCAACAGGCTGCACGTTGACGCGCCGCGCCGTGGATGTGGATTACCAAAGTATCCTAATCTTGGACACGGGTGAAGCGGAGTATTACATCCGCCGCAAGAATGGTGTGAAAGGGACTGCGGCGGGTGGTGTCCTCGACCAGTTCGCGGAATATTATTCGGAGAGAGGCCAGATAGCCACGGGGCAGAAGCCGGGAAGCGACATAATCATTCGGGAAAGCGTTTTCACCGAAGCCGACAATCCCGATCTGGTTGCCGTGTATCCCACCTACAAGGACTACCTGTTCGCCGAGCACATGGTACAATATCCTACGGCGTTCGGGACGATGTTGCAGGATGGCAAGATCAACACGAACCTGATCGGACGGCTTACCTTCGAGGACATTTATGGTAAGACACAGTACCGCTACCCAGCCGCTGCGGCCGCTCTCGACTTCGGCATCACCGTGGAAGGGATGACGACGGGACTGGAGGCGGGGGCATGGTGGCTGCCGTCGTCGGAAGAGGTCTACCTGCTGATGCACGACAGGGTGCGTTTCGTCGCTGACGTGGAGAAAGACCCCGTAAACCGTACCCTCTTACGCTTGAAAGCTACCATGTGCTATGGTTATAATTATTATGTCCATACTTCGTGCGAGCAGGCGCCGGGAGGCATATTTATTTACAGTGGAGGCGCTGGCACCGTGGGCTATACAGGCAAATGTTTTAAATTTTCCGCCCGTCCGGTCTGCGTCTTATAACTATCAGAATCATGGAAACACAACGACAGATCGACATCCTCGAATCGCGGCAGCTCGAATTACGGGCGGTCATGGCCAAATCCGACGACAGGGCGGCCAAATGCATCAAGTCCGGCCTTGACTTCCGGGCTACCTATCCCCTGGATTATGAGGAGTACGAAGCGGCCAACGCGGAGTACAACGCGAACGAAAAGACCCTTGCGGAGCTGAGGGCCCGGCGTGCCGAAGAGCTGGCCGCCGAAGAAACGGTTATGGACTTTCAAAATATTGAGCAATGAAGATGTATATGACCAACAAGCCCAACGGCGAGCCGTTCTATCCGGTAACCGTAGCCGAAGCCGTGCTTGTTTCCGAAGGAGAAACTTTAGCCGCGGTGCTGCAACGGCTCGAACAGAGGATCGCAGAATTGGAGAAGTCGGAAGCGGCGCCCCAGGCGCAGACAAACGTGTTGCCCGAACAATAGAATACACCCTATGGAAGCATTGTGGAGATTTATAGAAAGGCTCTGCGAAAAAGTATGGCAGGTGTTGATCGGTGCCCTGGTGTACATGTTCAACGCCATAGCCCCCATACACGACATACTGACAGCCTGCATGATTATATTCGCTGCGAACTTTTTCACGGGCCTGTTCGCCGGCGTGCTCGTACAGCACGAAGGATTCATATTCCGCAAGGCTTTCAAGTGCATATCCGAGGCTGCGGTAATATCGGGACTGATGGCCATGATACTGCTCGTCGGGGACAACATCGACAACCACGACGGGGCGATGTCGGCGATCTCGCTCGCAGTATATGCCCTGATATATTTCTACGGGGTCAACATCCTCAAGAACCTGAACCGCATATTCCCGAAGAACCGATACATCGACTTCCTGTACTATGTGCTCTCGTTCGAGATGATTAAAAAGATTCCCTATTTGGAAAACTACAAACAAAAACAAAAGGACAAATGAAAAAGAAATGGATCGTATGGAGCATCGTTGCGGCCGTGGCCGTAGTGCTCGGAATCGTATTCCCGCGTTACATCCTCGTGGGGGTTGTTTGTGCTATGGCCGGATGGGTCGGGCATATCCTGTACACTAAACGTTTTGCCTGATGAAGCATTTTACAATGGCGGAGCTCACGCGCTCGGCCACGGCCCGTGCAAAGGGCCTGGACAATACCCCGACGGCGGAACACCGCTCCAATATCGAAATGTCCGTCGCGCAGCTGCTCGACCCACTGCGGGAGGCGTGGGCGGTGAAATGCGCCAATGAGCAGTGGGGCACGCCTGCAATCCGGGTTTCGTCCGGTTACCGCGGCTTCGCGCTCAACAAAGCCGTCG